AGAGAGATATAATAATCTTCTCAGAAGAATGGAAGCTGTCAGATTCTGATATTCTAGCCGTGAGGCTCTGATATAAAATTAAGAACTAATTGACAACAGAAGGCGCATCGTTTTGGTGCGCCTTTATTGCTTTTAATGAGGTTATCAATGAGTAAGCCGGAGTTTAATGCTTTGGCTTATCTAAATCAATAGTAGTGACTTTATCTTGCTCAGTTATATGAAGCTCTGATTTCATCCAAGTATGCAACTTGGGGTTATTATTGTAAGGTCTAATAGCTGTGAATATAGATGCAACTGTTGGGTATTTACTTAAAACAGCTCCAAATGCGCTAATAATACACTTCATATCTGAGCCGGAATTTAGGATAATAATGTCGTTGGAATTTTTATTTCTGACAATGTAGATTTCGGTATTCCAATCCCCCTTATTAACAGTTTCTATAACTTCGACTTCCGATTCTATTTCTTTGAGTTTTTCGTGAATAAATTTAGATTTACCCGAACCTTTTTCACCCTGGATTAATGTAATTTGTCTCATTTATATCTCCTTTCTTATTTTTAGTTTTTCGTTCTAACTCTCCTTTTCTGATTACGCAAATAGCATTCTCATAAGGTTCTTCCGTCTTTTGCCAGTAGTTCAGAAGTGACTGCCGGGCAATTCCAAGTTCTTGACTTGAAAATACATCATAGATGGCAGCAGGTGAAGCAAAGTACCTATGCTTACCAGTTGCTTTCATTTCTACGTGTATAACTCTTCTTTTATCTTCCTTTTCCATGATGCAAATATACTTATATAATTATTATATGTTACATAAAATAATACTTTTATAATTTATTAACTATATAAATAGTATTATTTGTTACATAATATACTATCTTTGCATCATCAGAAACGAAGTAATAACAATTAAAAGATATACGATAATGAAAGCAAAGAATATCATCAGAGAAGTAAGTTACAAAGGTCACATAATAACAGTGTTTGAAGATGGCTTTCATCAAGAATTTGTAATCATAGATAATGACGAATCAAAGCTGTATGATAGCATTGCAGATGCAAAGAGAGTTATTAGAGGCGAGCAACCTTATTACGAAATAAACTGAGTTTAACCAGCAGGGCGAAAGCCCTGCGCAATATAGAAGGATATGAAAGAAAATATATTTTTAAAAGCAGTTATAGAAAAACCGTTATTGAATAATGAACCAGAAGTTTTACACCTTTTCGTTCAAATTATCAATGAAATAACTTCTTGTATGTCAGAAAACGAGTTAAGAGGCTGTATGAACTCTTTAATAGTAAGATACCCTTATTTTAAACTGTTTTTCGATTATGGTTTCGGACATAATCATATGTGGGTGAAAGCATCAGGTTCTTTAGAAAGATTGATATTGGTTGAGTTCTAATCCGGTAGCCTTATGGCTACCACAATATACACGATTATGAAAGCAGATTTAGTTTTAGTTATCAGCCCTGAAGCCCCACTGATGAAGCAACTGGGCAAGGTATTGGGTAAGATGGTAACCCCTTAT